ATCGAAGCGTCTGCCGCGGTGTCTTGGTTGACTTGGTTGAGCAACTTGACTGGTGCGTCGTCGTAATACAAAACCGTTAACGCCCCAGAAGCTGACCGCACTCCAGTTGTAAACGCTCGAACATCTTCGTTTAATGCTGTGACCTCAAGCGCATCAGTGTTGGCAGTCATTGACCACTGCACAACCTTGGCGACTGCAACACCCCCAAGCTCAACGCTGCCGTCTTGACCCGCGTAATACTTAGCCATGGTCAGACACCCTCAAGCTCGCCAATGAACTCACACGTCACTGTACTCAGTCCTGGCTTAACGCTTGCGACTGATGGCGGTGATGCATATTTCCACTTCAACAAGCTGTTCGTCTCCCGAATCCAGGGAGTCAACGACTCAGACGCTCCAGCTGCAACATTACTTGTAGTGAACTCAGCGTAGTTGTCGGCGTTCATCACATCCACAAAGTTCTGCAAAATCAACGCAGCGTTTGCGTCAGTGATGTTCGCAAACGTCAAGGACAGGCTGCTGCTATACCGCTGGTTGCCATAACGAACGCGAACAACAGCACCGTTCTGGGATTGGAACTGCTGCTCAGGAAATATTCCCGGCGTGTAAGAACGGCTGGTGGGAACTAATGCTGGAAAACTTACTGCTGTCATCAGTCCGTAACGTCAAACAGCGCGTTCTCAGGATTCAGGATAGCCAACCTACCTGCTTGGTCCACTTTCTGATAGCTGCCGCCAATGTCCACAAAACCATCGTCATCAATGGTCAGGCTGGTCACCCTGTAGATACGTTTTTGCTGGTTTTCCATCTTGATGGTAAAGATCGAGCTGAAGAAAACCTCATCGCCCGTCTTGCCGCCTGCAATTTGCAGCTGACCTTCAATAACTTCCGTCTGACCAGGACGCCAGAAAAACACGGTGTAAGTGCCATCGGCAAGCACAGTTGTGGAAGTAACGCCACCAAACTGATCAACACTGCCGTTGTTAAAACGACTGGTGTGTGATGCGTTCGAAATTACCTTGATGTAATCACCAGCTGTTAAGCCAAGGGCAGAGCTAGGTGTCGTCTTAAATTGAATGTTGTGCTCGCTGTGTTTACGAAGCAACAGCTTATGTTCAGCAATTTTCTTAGCGTGCTTAGAGCTAGTGCAAAAACTAGTTAGATCTATAAATTCTTCTGGATCTGAATCAGAACCGCCGTCAATATCTGGAAAGCGAAGCTGCGTTACTCGTTGAGACGAAAAACCGTTCTCCTCTTCCCTTCGATAAGCAACAGTTGCTTTGAACAACTGACGCTCTTGAGTCGGCAAGAAACTCACCTGCATGTCCTTCATGTTGCCATCGGTAAATAAAGCTTTAACGCTTTTGGTAATGTCTTGCGCTGGCTCGATAACAAACGTCGCAGGGTTATAAGGGACAGAAGGCATCAAAGAAAACTTGCCCCCAACAATAGTAAAGTCGAGCAAACTAAACGCAGCGTTTGTGTGAATAAACTCTCGTAGGCCAACACGATCACCAACAACGCCATCAAATCGAAAACCATTGGCTCTACAAAACTTGGCTGCAATCACCATTGCATCGCGGTCAATTGTGTCTCTAGGGATGCGCTTGCCCGCACCAAGACGATCGCTAACAAGTAGGTTAAAAGCAATTTCAGCAAAGTTATTAGTTGCGGCTGGATCCGCAGTAGTAAGAGCTGTAGTGCCATCGTCATTAATTAATCGTTCCACTTGGATGCCTTGTTTTACATAGGCGCTTAATTGACCCATTGAGGACCAATCCTTACCTGCTAAAACCCGTAAACCAAGCAAAGACAAATCGTTATACTGAGCAGCTCCAAAATTTGGCTTGTCCTCTTCAGGCCGCACCATTTCGTTGACAAAAACGACCTCATGCTCAGGTCCATTTTGATGGCTAGTTTCTTCTACATCAAATTTTGGATAATCCGCAATTGCATCTTTTAAGTTTAACGGCGGGCGAAATTCGCCTTTTATAAACACAGAATCAATTTCTTGTATCCGTACATCAACTAACGTTCCATCAGCAAACTGAAACCGAACGACCTCACCGAGGCTATAGCCAGAACCAGGGTCAATAATGACCCACTGCCACTGACCAACGGCAAAGCTAGAAGCGTTTACTTTGAAGCCAGAGCCGTTGCCGGTATAGCTTTGATGGCTGTAATCAGCAGGAGCGCCACCAGAGACAAACGGCACCTCGTCTTGGTTGAATTGATATTTGCCAATCTTGTATAAATTAAGAGCTGTCCTTGTTGCTTCATAGCTGCCTTTTTCGATTGGGTAAAAAAGATTATTTACTCCTGCAACTGTGTTGTTTATTTTGGTAATAGCATAAATTTTTGTCGTGCCAACGGTTTTTTGTAAAGTGCCTCGAATATATTGAATGCCCGCAACTGTTGCATCTCTCGTAACCCTATACTGCCCGGTTACAATTTCTCCAGCAAAAAACGCATTAGCGCCGCTTACGGTTTCCCAAACTCCGTAGTAGTCAGGGCGATTGTTGACGTTATCAAAAGTGGTTTCATCAAATTTGTTTGACTCAATAGTGACAAACGAGTCGTTGACAACTGCACCAATCGGGTTTGATCCCGGAACAATCCTATACAACGCAGCGTCATTTTGGTCCGCCGGACTTGGTAGCTGCGTATCGGTGGAAACGTTTACACCGTTAAAAAATGCAGCTACAAAATTTCCGCCATTATCAAGCTGCACATAATAATCATTTGATCCGCTATCTAAAACACGTTCTCCTGAAATATCTGTGTTCCACTCTTTAACAGCTGGAACAGTTTTAACAAAATCGGCTGGGTCATACTGATAAACAGAACCAAGCTCAACAATCTCGCCCTCCCACTTTGCATATACCGCGCCAGGGGCTGTCGGGTTATTAACGTTAACGTAAACACCCGTTATGAGTTCAGCAGTAGCAGAGTTTTGAACGACGGAAGGGCCTTCAATTCGCTCCCACTGCGCCTGCTCAGGCAGCTCGCCAACGTTATATCTGTCAAGAGCCTTGACGGTTCCGACAACTTCAGCTCCCCTTTCAATTTGCTTAAAAAAGAATTCATCATTAGATGCCATCAAGTTAGTTATCGTTTTGCGCTCACCGGTACAACTAACTTGCACAGAGCCTGCACTTGTGCTGATAGTAGTCATAGTGAAATTTTCTTTACCTGTTAGCAAATAGACTTCGTTTGACTGCCCAGGAATGTCAACGTATAAACCATCTGCGGTGCTGCCAGTAACAGGAACAATCCTGAACTCATACTGCCCAGGATTATGGTTAATTCGAATAGTGTTGTACTGAGGCTGAGGGTTACTGCCACGCACGGCAAAGATTTGACCAGCAGAAATATCTGTAAAGGTTGTGGTATTGCTAACCCCTACTTCTCTAAATTCAAGTTTAAAAAAACTAAACCTAGTCTGAAAAGTCGAAACTCTGCCAAGCGAAAAACCTTGTTTGTCTAATTCATATTGTTGAAGAATCGCAGCAGGTGGCTCGGAATTAACGTTTGCAAAATTATTAATGCGCTTAAATACAACGCTTTTAATGCCAATTTCCGTTTGATCGCAAACGCGATTGTTGGTAATAGTTGCAATATCTACGCGCTGCAAATGCTGCCCAAATGGTGCGTTTGCTGTAGTTAGCGGGTCAGCATCGGCACTCTGAAAATAACCAAATCCTTGCTCCTTGCAGACAAACTCAAACTGTCGGTCTGCAACTTGCGGGCTTTCAAATGGCGTGTCCGGGCGTTTTGTGCATTGGATTATTGCGCTACCAAAAGCAAACAAATCTCCAACGTTGACCAAAGTATCAGCATCAGCAACTCTGCTGTCGATTGCTGTGTTTACATCGTCTAATCCGTGCGGAGAAAAAGCTTCTGGCGCTTCACGCGCAAAGGAATTTCTAAAAAGTAACGTGTCGCCAACATTGATTTGATTGGTCTGAGTAACAACACCATTGTTTAGGCGCTCCATTGCCTGACGGCCTGCATATGGCCTGACATTGAGGCCAAGAGTCAAGCCGTTGATTTTGTCCCTCTTGTTTCGCAGAGATTCTTCATTGTCAAAGATTTGAACAATGTCGTACGGCAAAAAATACGGGGAGCCGTTGGAAACTGGTGAATGACAACCAAAAGCACGCTGTGAGTTTGGCGTTCGAGTACCACTTAGTAACGGGCGAAAGTTATTTTTTAGTTG